CTACTGGGCCTGTGGACACAGAGATTCTGGGTAAGATCACACCAGAGAAAATGGCTGCTGCCGAGCGCGTAGCCAGCGACATGAACTACCAGATCACCAAGAAGATGCCGGAGTTCCGCAACGAACAGGAGCGGCTGTATTGGGCGTTGGCGATTACGGGTAGTGCGTTCAAGAAAGTCTATTATGACCCCGCACTTGGGCGTCAGACCAGCATGTTTGTTCCGGCAGAAGACTTTGTGGTGGCCTACGGCACTTCAGACCTGATTACCTGCCCACGTGCAACGCACGTGATGAGAAAGACGCACAACGAGCTCCGTGCACTGCAGATCAACGGGTTCTATCTGGACGTTGATATTGAGAAGCCTGCCAGACTCATGGACAGGCTGCAGGAAGCCAAGGACAAGGAAGAAGGCTATTCCGCACAGTACGATGATAGGCATGTGTTGCTTGAGATGGCGGTAGACCTCGATCTTGAGGGATACGAAGACAAAGATGGTCTGGCGCTGCCTTACATCGTGACCATCGAGAAGCAGTCCATGCAGATACTGTCCATACGCCGCAACTGGACAGAAGACGACGACAGAAAGCTCCGTAACCAGCACTTCGTGCATTACCCATACGTGCCCGGGTTTGGGTTCTATGGCTTCGGACTGCTGCATATCGTAGGTGGGTTTGCCAAGAGTGCAACGAGCCTCATGCGTCAGCTGATAGATGCCGGGACGCTGTCCAATCGTCCGGGCGGGTTCAAAGCGCGGGGCATGCGGGTACTAGGTGATGACACGCCGATATCTCCCGGCGAGTTTAGAGATGTTGACGTGCCGTCAGGGACGTTGACAGACAACATTATGCCGCTGCCTTACAAAGAGCCAAGCGCGACACTGTATCAGCTCCTGCAGACGATAGTAGACGAAGGACGCCGCATGGCCTCCGTAGCCGACCTCAAGATTGCAGACATGAGCGGTCAGACGCCGGTGGGTACCACGCTGGCGATACTTGAGCGTACGCTGAAGGTGATGAGTGCAGTCCAGAGTCGCGTGTATTACGCGCTTGACCAAGAGTTGAAACTGCTCGCCAAGATCATCCGTGACAACGGCAGTTCCGAGTATGAGATCAAGAACGACGATAACGAGTACGATCGTCTGGACGACTACGATAATGTGGAGATCATACCGGTCAGTAACCCTAACGCCAGCACTATGGCGCAGCGGGTTGTGCAGTATCAGGCTGTGCTGCAGCTGGCAGAGAAGAATCCACAGATATACAACCTACCCAACCTGCACAGACAGATGCTGGAGGCCATGGGGGTTGATAACGTCGATGACCTGATCCCTGCGAGCAAACAGGCCAAGCCTACCGATCCTGTTTCTGAAAACATGAATCTCATGAAGGGTGGGCAGGCGAAGGCATTTATCTATCAGGATCATACAGCGCACATGACGGTCCACGTCAATCTGCTCAACGACCCCAAGATGGCGCAAGCGTTCCAGAACATGCCGAACGGTCAGGCGATGCAGGCAGCGATCACTGCCCATATCATGGAGCATGCAGCGTTCCAATACCGTCAGGACATGGAGAACCAGTTGGGTATTACGCTACCTGCCATGGACGAGGAGATTCCAGAAGAGCTTGAAACGCAGTTAAGTGGTATGATGTCTCAAGCCGCCGATATGCTGTTGCAGCGTAACCAGATGGAAGCCAGTCAGCAGCAGATACAACAGAAGCTGCAGGACCCCGTTATTCAGCTCCAGCAGCAGGAGCTGCAGATCAAGGCGCAGGATACGGCCAACAAGATACAGATTGAGAAGATGAAGATCGACTCTGCCGAGCGCATCGCAGCTATCAACGCAGGGATCAAAGCCCAGATTGGCGCTGCGCAGCATGCAGTGAGTCTTATGGGTGCCGAGCTCCAGATGGAGCAGGCCCAGCAGCAGGCTGAACAGGCCCAAGCTGCTGCACAACAGGCAGCACAGCTCTCTGCACAACAGGCTGCCATCCAAGCATCACAAGCGCAACCACCACAGGTCGCATAAATGAAACCGAAATCGGTTGAAGATTTGATCCTAGACGAGCTGGATAAGCTCGTCTCCACACGTACCGACCTCATTGTGAGCGGTAATGTTGCTGATTTTGCCGAGTATCGGCATCTTGCTGGAGTTATTACGGGCTTGCTCACAGCACAGGAGTTAATCAAAAGCCTGCTTAATCGCTATAGAGAGTATGACGAATGAGCGTAGACGCTATCAATACAGAAGCAACCGAATCCGCTGTTGGTGAACGTGCAACCCAGCTGCCCACGCCGTCAGGCGCTAAAATCCTGCTGGCTATGCCAGAGATCGAGGAGAAAACTGAGGGTGGCATCATCAAGGCCGCAGCCACCAGACACCGCGAAGAAGTAGCATCTGTTATTGGATTTGTCGTTGAACTTGGCCCCGACGCCTATAAAGACACTACCCGGTTCCCGAGTGGTGCTTGGTGTCAGAAGGGTGATTTTGTGCTGGTACGTGCCTATTCCGGCACGCGCTTCTCCATTCACGGTAAAGAGTTCCGCATCATTTACGATGATCAGGTAGATGGTGTTACTCAGGACCCACGTGGCTACAGCCGCGCATACTAAGGGGGTTTTATGGCAGAAAATTTTGATGAATTTGACGAAGACGGCCTGATTAACGTCGATACGGATGACATTGATGATGACATCCCTGAGATTGAGATCGTAGACGACACACCAGAAGAGGACCGAAACCGGGAACCTCGTGGCGCTACTACCGATGACGACGATGATGAAATCGGTAGCTATTCTCAGAAAGTGCAGAAGCGCATCAATGAAAAGACGCGCATGTACCATGAAGAGCGTAGAGCTCGTGAAGCCGTTGAGCGCCAGAATCAGGAAGCCCTCGCATACGCGCAGGCTATTCTTGCTGAAAACCAGAAGCTCAAGGAAACTGTTGAATGGGGTGAAAAAGCCCTGCTCCAGCAGGCTCAGCACAAACTGGCGGTGGATACAGCCATTGCCGAAGCCCGATATAAGCAGGCATACGAGGAAGGTGACTCTGAAGGGCTGGTAGCAGCACAGCGTGACTTGGTTCGAGTGGCACAGGAAGCTGAATCGTTAAAAAATTACAGACCTGTTGCGCCAAACTTGCAACCAATACAAGCACCTGTATACAATGCACCTCAGCAAGTACCTCAAAACCCACGCGATGAGAAAGCTGAATCGTGGGCAGCGAACAACAAATGGTTTGGGCAAGATCGGGAGATGACAGCGCTTGCTTATGGCATACACGAAAAACTGGTTTCAGACGGCGTTGACCCGCGTTCTGACCAGTACTACGCGCAGATTGATGCCACAATGCGACAGCGCTTCCCCGACAAGTTCAAAAGCAACCGCCCCGCTACCGTGGTGGCTTCGGCATCAAGGTCAACGCCGTCCAAAAAGGTAACGCTAACAGCTACGCAGGTAGCTATCGCAAAACGCTTGGGTGTGCCGCTAGAGCAGTACGCCAAACAAGTCGCCAAATTAGGTTAGGAGAAAGCAGATGGCCGCACCAAGAAGTATGTCTACCAGAGAATCAGAGCAGAGAGTCAACACCACATGGCGTCCGGCAAACAGCTTGCCTGACCCCACGCCACAGCACGGCTGGGTATTCCGCTGGATTAGGACTTCAATCATGAACAACCCTGATCCCCGTAATGTCTCTACCGCGCAGCGTGAAGGCTGGGTGCCTGTTCGTATGGAAGATCATCCAGAAATGCAGCTTGCTTTCGACACACGCTCCTCTGGAGCGCCATCAGGTAATGTTGAAATCGGTGGTCTGATCTTGTGCAAAATGCCGGAAGAAGTATCTCGTTCACGCGAAGAATATTTCAAGGAAGCCACAACCCGTCAGACTCAATCGGTGGATCACAATGTGATGAGAGAGAACGATGCGCGTATGCCCATGTTCTCTGAGAAACAAACCAAGGTATCATTCGGTCGAGGCAGTTAGCTTCGACATAACTTTTTGGAGGTCTTATGACAGCAGTTGCTGGAACTTACGGCTTGCAGCCCGCTAACCTGATCGGTGGTCAGGTCTACGCAGGTGCCGTGCGCCAGATTCCTATCGCGTCTGGCTATGCCCAGAACATCGGTTACGGTGATCTGGTTGCTTACACTACGGACGGCACGATCGTACGTGTCGATACTGCTTCAGGTGCCAAGACTGCGTTTGCCGCAGCCCCTATCGGTATCTTTCTGGGTTGCAGCTACACCGACCCTAACCTGAAGTACTTTATCACCAAGCAGTACTGGCCTTCCGGCACGGTAGCTTCTGATGCATATGCTGTGATCTGTGAAGACCCAGACATCATCCTGCGAGCTGCGCTGACTAACGGATCAGGTACTCTGTACACTGCTTCTGGTGCTACTCAGGCGTTTGTTGGTGAGAACGCAGGTTACTATCAGCCATCTACGCTGGTTAACACCGCTACGGGTAATGCTACTGTGTCTGTGAACTTTGCTTCACGCAACACGACCAGCACCCTGCCGTTCCGTGTTATTGCCCTTGTCCCTGAGTCCATCCTGACCGATGGTACTTATTCTGAAGTGCTGGTGACGTACAACTTCGGCCTGCATTTCTATCGTCAGGCAACCGGAATCTAAGGAGATAACTGATGGCCGCTATTTCTCGCGCTCAATTACTTAAAGAGCTTCTCCCCGGACTCAACGCTCTGTTTGGTCTGGAATATGATCGTTATGGTGAAGAACACAAAGAGATTTTCGACATCGAAAGCTCTGACCGTTCTTTTGAAGAGGAAGCCAAGCTGTCTGGCTTTGGTGCTGCCCCAGTGAAAGCTGAAGGCGCTGCCATGGTCTATGACACCGCACAGGAAGCATGGTCTACTCGCTACACCCACGAAACCATCGTGTATGGTTTCTCTATCACTGAAGAAGCGGTGGAAGATAACCTGTATGACTCTCTGTCAGCTCGTTATACCAAGGCGCTTGCTCGTGGTATGGCCTACACCAAGCAGGTAAAGGCTGCCAACATCCTGAACAACGGCTTCAACGGCGCGTATCTGGGTGGTGACGGTGTATCTCTGTTTGGTACCAACTCCGGCGGTTCTGTAGCTAACCACCCTCTGGTTAACGGTAGCACGGTGTCTAACCGTCCTGCTACTGCTGCAGACCTGAACGAAACCTCTCTGGAAGCTGCGGTTATCCAGATTGCTGCGTGGACTGACGAACGTGGACTTCTGATCGCTGCAAAGCCAAAGAAGCTCATCATCCCACCTGCGCTGATGTTCGTGGCTACCCGCCTGCTGGAAACCGAACTGCGTGTTGGCACCGCTGATAACGATATCAACGCGATCAAGAACAACGGTTCCATCCCAGAAGGCTATCGTGTCAATCACTTCCTGACTGACACTAACGCTTGGTTCCTTACCACGGACGTACCAAATTCGCTAAAACACTTCGTTCGCACCCCGTTGCAGACTTCAATGGACGGAGACTTTGATACCGGCAATGCCCGCTATCGTGCTCGCGAACGTTATAGCTTTGGTTGGCCTGATCC